CCTGTAGTTTATCCATGAAACTCATGTTGTCCTTTTTCTTTTCTTTGGCAAGTAAATACTGTAAATAACTCTCATTATCATCACCGGCAGATACACCGGCACCTTTTTGACTACCGCCCCCTGACATAGAAGATAGGGCACTTCCGCCTGTTAAATAATCTGATACTCCAAGTGATTTTTCAGAACCCGTAAATGGTAAACCCAGTCCTCTTAGTCCTTGTCCTATTTGAGCCATATTACCTAGCCAACTACCCATGTTGTTTGTAGCATAATTTTGTAAGGTACTTCCTAAACTATTTGCACCTAAAGCACTTAATCCTTGACCCGCTAAGTTACCTACCATAGGGGCTGCTGTACCATATCCAGCACCCTTTAAAGCTCCAATTAAAGGGTTTTCTTTTCGGACAGCTGCTCTAATACCCCCACCTACAGCACCGCCTATAGGACCTCCAAATACTGCGGCAGCAGTAGAACCTATATCTGCTAATGTTCTTTTTATAGCTTTCTCATTTCTAAAAGATTTTTTTATTGTTTTAGCAGGATTTCTAATAAAGTTTGTTACTCCTCTAAAAAAATATTCAGGTAAACCTGTTTTAGGGTTGATAGTTCCGCTTCCTCCCATTCTTTTAAGCATCATAGCCTCGAGCGGATTAACGTGGGCAAGCTCAGTGTCGCCATTACGTCCTTTCTTCTTTATTTGCTCTAAAAGGCAATTGATATCTTTTTTGTTATATTTTTTCATTTTTTATCCCTACTTGTAATCATGATAATGTATACGGCTTTTGCCCAGTCTTCCCAATTTTTAAATAAATCGGCTTTTTTACTTCCTTTAGTAGTAGTTGCCGAGGGAATGGCATTTTTTCTAAAAACTCCAATCCCGGCAATTTTATTAGCCCATTCCTGCCATTCTTCAGCTTCTCTGGGCACGGGTAATCTTTCGCTTCGATATATTTTAATTAGCTCTGCCGCCCATCCGTTAAAACTTATATATTTAGGAAAAGGAAGATTACCGATCATTGATTATCACCCTCTTTAAAATTGAGTAAAATATTCCCGACATTATAAGGGTACCGGCAGGCAAAAGTAATAGTCATAAATCTTCCCGAAACCCTAAAATCTATTTTACCGGGACTATCGGCAGCGTTTAAATTAAAATTAACCGGATCAATAGCAGTTTTCGGAGTAGTCGCATATTTTCTATAACTTACTCCTATATCTAGAATATCGTCTACAGTTCTAGTATATCCTTCCGGAGCAGGAAAATCAGGCTCTATTTGATCAAGTACCAAATATTTATCAATTACGCTACCGTTTTTAGCAGGATTAAATGCCGATAATCCAAAATACGGAGTAGTAAAAAATGAAGGGATATTATAATGTAACCCATCTCTTCTAACTTCATCGTATCCCGTTTCCTGTTTCCATATAGCTTTATAAGCGTTATCAGGATTATACGGGTAGTTTCTGCAACTATCGCCAAAGCTGAATATATCCCCGCTTGCTTCATATACGGTAGCGCAGTCTCTTGGAACCGCATTATCATACCAGCTATTTTCTCTAACATTATAAACAAGCTCTCTAGTACATCCGATATCGGCTCTATTGCTATAACGCTTTTCCGGATAAGCCCATCTGATTTCACCATACCGAGCTACTTTGTAACCGTAAATTTTCTGTCTTTTTGTTAAATCTACATTTTCTAAAAAAAACTGAAAGTTAACATCATTTCTTATACTGTCGACTATTCCGTTGTAAACAAAAGCACGATCCGTTCCAAGCCAAAAGAATAAACTATCATACTGGACTATACACCTAAAAGACATGACCGATGAATTGTTTGTTACTACTTCTCTTTGAAAATCAAAGGGAACTTGAGCGTTGCTATCAGCAACATTGGTTAAATATATTACCGAGTTTTCAGTCCAGAATAAAAAACTAGGGGCATTCGTACCGCCTCTAATACTTGCTCCAAAAATAAGCTTGTTTTCGGATATAGTCTCTTTTCCTGAATCTTCACCGCTAAAATTAAGCGGGTCGCTTGTTCTGCTCCAAAGTAAAGCGCCGTTATTGCCGTATAAAAACAAACACGGATTGGAATATAATATACCGCCCGAGGCTTCAACCTGCTGCGGAACTTCAAAAGGTGCATCCTCATCCAAGTAGCGCCAAGATAAAGTACCGTTAACATTACTTAACATATTACTGCCGTTAGAGGTAATAAGTAAGCCGTATGCAGCTCTACCGTCCTTGATAAATTTAACCCCTTGCCATGTTCTACTCGGGTTGTTATCAAGTCCTGCAAGAACTTCTGTATCGTTACTAATATTAGTTAACCCATCATTAACAATACAGCGATGTACCCCGTTAGTAGTAGCATAAATTAAAATAGGATTCGTCCCGTTAAAATACATGTCTAAAAACGTTATACCTTCTAGAGGTTCAGGAGCTACTAATTCCAATTGCCCTTTCATCTTTCTTATTCTACCGCCGACAAACCTTATCCACTGACCGTCAATACAGTACTCATCTTGAAAATCTCCTCCATCTCGTTGGATACCCGGTTTATAAACAAACGGTACACGCATTAATTATTCTCTCTTATTATCGTTCTATCGGCACTTCTATTTGTATTCATATTATTTATAGTTGCCAGCTCTTGATCAAACATCGATTGATACTTTGCTCGTTTTTCCTCGTTATCAAGGAACAAACAAGCTTCAATAAGGCATGAATATAGAAGTAAATCGGGATATCGCTGCGTTAAAAAGTTAGTAGAATTATCTGCATTAAATAACGGAATACCTCGGTATATAACATCAAAATTATAAGTTGCATCGCTTACGGGAGCAAAAAACCATCTAAATTGACCGTAAGTATTAGCTAACTGAGCATTATTCACATTAGCCGTATGATCGGCATAATATTTTGGCCTAGCTCTCGTTGCATTTTGATAATACGGCCAATATGTTCTACAAAATTCATAACTTCTTGATTGAAGGAAATATACATTAAAATTAGCATCATACATTTGAATGCTAACCGTATCCAACCAATTACTGGGTTTAGTTAAAACAAATGTTCCTGCCGGTATATTCCTAAAAGTAGTTATAATCTCAAATCCTAAATCCTTGGCGTTATTGTAAACTCTAATGATACCCTGCTGAATAAGGTCTGGTATCTTAGTTACATAAGGAGTATCGCTACGTAACATGTAGGTCTGCATATCCGAGGTTAAACTGTTGTAATCCATACTCGTTTAAATCTCTGTAATTCTAATGGGATAAATTGCTTCTACCATTTTCTTTTTTGTTAAATACAGCGGCGTTTTGTAACCTTTTACGTCTTCATAGGTATCATTTCCGTTAGTCCATTTTACCTGAAAATCAAGTACGTATTTTACTCCTCCCGGTAAATGCCATGGGGTTTGCCTTTGAAAAAATCTAACCTCTCCTGTTTGCTGGAGTATTTTTAGTTCATTATATCTTTTGAGTTCTTTTTTAGAGGCAAATTTAAAACCGTCCTGCTGGCAACGTTGAGCTTTAAATTTATGTCTTAAAATCGTCATGATATTTAATTTAGCTTCAAGTATTTTGATATACTTATTATAACTAAAAATTGCCGTAATCTCTAGTACCAACGACATTTTTTGTTGAGTGAGGAACATAAATATTCTTAAATATAAAACTATACTTCTATATATACAGAAAAATAGCTAAATAGTTATGTTGACAAATAGTAGTGTAGCTGTATACTATTATAGTAAACTAGCTTTATATATAATATACCATGACAAAAATAATATCATTTCTTAATCAGAAAGGCGGGGTCGGTAAGACAACGATTAGTACAAATCTAGCTGTGAGCTTACATCTTGATAATACAAAAATATTGTTGGTTGATTCCGATCCGCAGGGAAGTTTACGTGATTGGAATGAAGCTAATGAGGGAAAATTAATTCCTGTGGTGGGCTTAGATAGAGAAACTTTAGCAAAAGACATAGAAGGTGTTAAAAGTGGTTATGATATTATAATCATTGATGGTGCACCACAGTCTTCCAAGTTGGTAGCTGCTGCAATTAAAGTTTCAGATCTCGTAATTATTCCGGTAACACCTTCTCCTTACGATGTCTGGGCGTGTTCTGATTTAATAGAAATTGTAAAAGCAAGACAAGAGGTTGCTAGCGGTCATCCTATTTGTCGCTTTCTTATTAGTAGATCACGTAAGGGGACAAACTTAAGTGAAGATATAATCGAAGCATTAAGCGGGTATGCTATTCCTGTTTTAAAAAGTCGTACGACTCATAGAGAAATATATGCTAAAACAGCGTCAGACGGCTTAACAGTCCATCATGCATTAAAAGCCGAAGATGCGATTAATGAAATTACCAATTTAAAAAATGAAATATTAGAGGTATTAAAATAATGGCATTTGAAGCAAAAAAAGGAAACAGGGCGCATCGCAGTCATACAGTAGAAGCAGCAATTGTAGAAGCAACCAAAGACAAAATGGTAGGATTGAATATTAAGATATCCCAAACCAAAAGAGCTGCTTTTAAATCGAAAGCTGCAATTAAGAATGAGAACATGCAGGATATTATATTAAAAGCTATAGATAGATATATAGAAAACTAGTTATCTAGTAAAATATAATTTTATACAGCTTAGTCATGACCTAATAGATCTGGGTTTTTACTTTGGTTAGCTATAAAAATCTTGTACATCACCAGTGTATTCATTATAGCTACCTAATACTTCAGTATTTTGGAGCTGCTGATTAAAAGGTAAATTATTATCATTAAACACAAGTTCTATAAATTTATCTTGTAGGGATTGAATATTGATTTCTTTTTGTTTAGGGTGTTCAAATTTGTATTTATAGCCTGTATCACTGCATTGAGTTTTTCTTTCAGTAAATGTTTCATGTTGAAGTTGATTTAGCTCTATGTAATCTTCCCATTCTTCTATACCTAAAACACCTTCTAAGAATAAGCGATCTATTATTTGTGACTCTGTATTAGCTAAACAATATGGCATATGATAATACTTTATTATTTTATTTTCGCTAATCTTTGCTCTTTTCTCAAAAATATGTGAATATTGCAACTCTTCAGGAAAGGCTTCATAAAACGATCTTTTTTTTGATAATGGATCTTGCTTTTTAGATTTTATTTCTTCTAAATTTAGTTTAATACTATTATCAATTTCTATACATCTATCTTGTGTTAGTTCTGTATAGCTAAAGTCTAATATTTTTGAAGTGTGATTTTTATAGTCTACTAGCTTCTTTAAAACAACAGAACAGTATTGGCTATTACTTTCATCTAGTGCTTTGATAGGAGAAATATAATCGTAATCATTAAAAAAAGGTTTTTCAGTTTTTTCTCCGGCTGCTTTTAGTTTTATTCCAATACCATACCAGCGAAGTACTAGTTTCTGGATTGCTTCAGTAATATCTTTTTCAGTTACGCAATATTCCTTCCAATCTTTTAATAGACTGCTTTCTCTCTGTATAAATTCATCAGTATTTTTAGGTTTTGTTTTGGTAATTCCATAATCACTAACCCTTTTTTCTATCTTGTTCTGATAATGAAAATATCTACCTATTTCTATAGCACCATCTATAGCCATTGGCATTTTTCTTGCCATATCATCAAGTTCATATTGCCCATTTTTTACTAACTCTAAAAACATAGCATTGGTAATTAATGCACTTGGATTCCTATTAGACTCACATGAAAATAATAAGTATGCTATGTCATGCAAGTCTTTTACGTGGTCTGTATCGTTTTTACTTTTTAGATTTTTAGAATATAAAACTTCGCCCTTTAATATTTTTTTAAATAAGCCTACACCTTCTTCTAGATCTTCATTAAGTCCGTTTAGAGCGGAAGTAAGCTTTTTAGAAACATTTTTATAATCACCTAACGTTAAAACTTTCTCAGTTCTCTTACTAGTAGAAGAAAAATCACTACTAATATCTAGTTCATGATTTTTATTGGTATTAATAGTAAGTTTACTTGCTATAGTATGCTTATCAATACCTTGTAAATTCCTTAAAGATACAAATTTTGCAAGAGTTTTTAAATATTTTTGGTATAAAAGGCTATTAGACAAGAATTCGCTAGCGTCTTGTTGAGCACCTTTGCCTGTACTAAAAAAATCCAATACATTTATTTTATCATTTATTTGCTTATCTTTTTGAGAAAGGTGATGTGCAATACCCTCTAACTCTTTATCGCATGCTAAATGCAAAACAAAGTTAAAGTCCATATCTTGATCTGGTTTTGTAATAAATTTTTGTATTTTACCTTGTATAATATTATTCATACCTTGAAAAACGTTTCCACATTTAATCAATTCTAAAAATTTATTAAATTTTCCACATTCGTTTAAAAAATCTTTAACCTTACTTTCCTTTATACCCCACGTATTAGCTACAGATGTTTTAGTAATATTATCTAACTTTTCTTGAGAAGTAGCTTTTTGTAAAACATCAAAGCATTTTAAATTTATAGTATTAACTGCCCCATCTTTGCTATGATAAGTTTTGGTACCTGCTAATTCTTCTAAGGATAAATATAATTCTTTAAGTTCAATTAAATCATCGACCTTATCTTTAAATTGGTTACAAAGATCTTGTATTGCAACTAGAGATTTATAATCAGGTTCTTTCTCTTGAGAGATAGCTTTTTGAACCACCTGCTTCATTAATGGCAAGTTATCAGTAAGTAACTTTAATTCTTTTATATTTTTTTTAAGCCCTTTTATTTTGTTTAGTGATTCTTTAAAATCTTCAATTTTTGTTTTTTTTATACAAAATGCTTCTTCTATATCACTACTTTTAAGTTCATTTATGACATCGATATATTTAGCAATATTAATTATTGCTCCTTTTTCTTGAAATTTTCCTGTAGTTTTTTCTACCTCACTATACAACTGCCTAGACTCTTGAAAAAGAGTTGCTAAGCTCTTTATTTGTGATTTTAAGAAAGGTGATAGTAATTCATCAGTTTTATCATCATCTGTATAGACTTTATTAGTAAGAAATTTATTCACTAACTTAGATTCTGGTTTTGTTTTATAGTCTTTTTTATCTCTATATTTTTTGAAAACGCTTTTATGATGCAAGATAGCATTCCCAG